AAGGGATTGGGGAAAGCGGCAGTGCATGTGAAAGGCAAGATAGCCGATCCTCCTCCAGTGAGTCGAAGACCAATGGCACAGTTCTGGACCGATAAGCAACGGAGGGGCTTCTTCTATCATTTGAACGTAGGAAACATCGAAGTTCCTTATATTCGAAGAATGAGTAAAAGATCCGAGGATCTCGGCCATAGTTGGACAGTCAAATCAGGTAAGGGCGGGCTGGAGTGGAAGGTAGGAAACGATACTAGCTATGGTCCTCTAGTGCAGGACAGAGATAGGCAGGCACGCTACCATAGGGATACGGGCTGGATCACAACCCAGAAAGTCGCAGAAGATGAGGCCGATACCGCCAGTGAGATTGTCAAGAAGCAAGTAGACGCGGCCTTGGAGGGACGGAATGCCTGAGCCTGGAGCAAATGAATCACAAGACGAGTTCATGCACCGATGTATGCCTATGATGATGGACGAAGGGAATGAACAGGATCAGGCAGTTGCTATCTGTATGTCGAAATGGAGGGAAGGAAACAAGATGATGGACTTCAATGGCATAGAGAAGGATTGGCTCGTCTCTTATGGAAGCGCAATCAAGGCATTAGATAACGGCCATGTAGAAGGTTATCTAGTGCGCTTCACCGATCCCGAGTCCCCCGATCTTGATGGTGATTTTTTCACTAAGGATACTGACTTCGATGCGAAGACTGGGGATGAAGTCACTATCTACTATCACCACGGGATTGATCCTGCATTGAAGACTAGAAAGCTTGGATCTGGCAATCTCCGATTTGATGATGCTGGCGTGTGGTTTGAGGGCCAGATGAAGTTGCGGGATCGGTATGAAAACTACGTCCTACAATTGGCTAAGGCCGGGAAATTGGGATGGTCCTCCAGTACTGCTCCCAATCTTGTCTCACGCGAACCTATGAAGGGCGTGAACTGGATCAAGGAATGGCCGCTTGGACTTGATGCAACAATGACACCAATCCCCGCTGAACCACGCAACGGTGTGGCAGCTAAAGCGCTGTTCGATGCTGCTGGACTCCAGATGCCAGAGGCGTTCAATGAGGCCGATGAGGCGAACGCGGCGGAGAAGTCCAAAGGCATAACAGAATCCAAATCGAAAGAGAGGAAACCAATGGACGAGGAAAAGCCCTTGGTGGATACCAAGGCAATCGCGGACCTAGTTATGGCCCAGATGAAAGCTGAGGCTGAGACCAAGGCCGCAGATGAGGTCAAGTTCCAGGCACGCTTGACCGAGGAAAAGAAGAAATGGGAAGCCGATCTCCCGGCCTGGGCGGGCGGCTTCAACCTCATGAAGATCGCGGAACCCGGAAGCGATGTGGGAGGTAACAAAGCCTTCCGTCATTGGCTTCGCACTGGCGACCGCGTCCCCTACGGGAAGGTCTACTCTGAGGCGGCTAAGGCACAGATCGAGGTGAATGATGATCTAGCAGAGGTCAAGGCTGCTCTCCAGGGACAGACCGACGCGGAGGGCGGTTATCTGGTCCCGGATGATTTCTTCAATCAGGTAGTCGCAAAACGCGACGACATGAGCGTCATCCGACGCGCGGGCGCGACGATCATCCAGACCTCTCTGGATCGAGTGTTGATCCCGACCGAAGGTACATCAATGGCGAAGTTTGCCATCACTGCGGAAGAGGCCGCGGTGAACCAGGACGAACCGACCTTCGGGCAGGCCATCGCAGTGGTTTACAAGGGGACCAAACTGGTCAAGGTCTCTGAGGAACTGATGGCGGATCAAAAGGCGAACCTCGATCCGTTCCTGACCAACGCGTTCGCCCGAGCAGAAGCGGAGTGGGAGAATTACTACTTCGTTTCGGTTGGAACTGGAACCTCTCAACCGCAATCTGCGTGGTATGCATCTGGTCTAGGCGTCACCGCTGCCGGAACCAACGCCATCACTGCGGCAAATGTGAGCAGTCTGATCTATTCGTTGGCTGCTCCGTATGCCTCAAGTCCATCAGTGGTGATGGTTTCTAAGCGAGCAACTCAGGGGGCGATCTTCGCCCTAACTGGGAACCCGTTCCTCTTCCAGGGAACTCCCGCTGGAAGCGCAGTTGGGACGGGAGATCAGTTCGTCCGCAGAATCGACGGGGTTCCGTTCTACTCCGACGAGACCATGCCAGCCATGACCACGGGATTGAAGCCTCTGTTGATTGGAGACTTCAGCTATTACTATGTGGCCGAGCGGATGGGCCTGATCGTGCAGCGTCTGGTAGAGCTGTATGCAGGGAATGGACAAATCGGCCTTCTGGCGAAGTTCCGCCGAGGCGGAGTCGTGGGACAGGCCGAAGCCTTCAAGCACCTGTTGTTGAGCTAGGAGACTGACATGACCCACCTAATCACACAGGATGCGAAGTTCAAAGTAGCAGCCGTAGCCAATTTGGCAACGTCTGGATCTTGGACTCCCATCGAGGTTGATGGACGAGGTTTTGATCGAGCGTGCTGGGCTGTCCAGAGACAAACGCAGACTGGTGCAACTAAGAACACTTTGCGGACCTCTCTGTACAATTCAGCCACTTCGGGTGGGACTTATGCCATCGTAACCGGATGCCTCGGAACGATGGCGAATACCACATCGAGTAAAACCTATCAACTAGAGTTCAAGATCAATGGAGACCGTCCGTTCATGAAGTTCTATGGGACGGGTGGTGGAGCTGGAACGGCTACAATGGCCTGTGCTGCATTGGCTATTCTGTATCGGGGCAGTCGGTCGCTGCCGCCGACTCAGGATCTGACTGTAGTGCTGGCTTAGTTCAGTGGGGGGCAGGTTCCTTCGACCTGCCCCCCAAGGAGCATTCTATGAAGAAAATCAAGGCTAAGGTTGGTATTCAGGGCAATGGATGGGCCATCGACGCTGGTGAGATACAGGTCTGGGGCGATGACCGCGCAGAACTGTTCTTGAGGTCTGGAGATGTGGAGCTAGTAGAGGATCTGAATTCGAAAGTTGAAGAACCTCCCAAGAAGAAAGCAGGCAGGCCCAAGAGGTGACGTACACTACATCATCTCTGGTCAAGGCTTACGTCGGCGCGTCTGGGACGGCCGATGATACGCTCATCGGAGATTTAGTAACCCGCGCCCAGAAGTTCGTAGAGAGCTACACTGGACGGATCTTCGATGGGACTTCCACAAGCACAAGGTATTTCAACGCAGTAGAGGATGTGGAAGACCGGACGCTGTACTTCGATGAGGACGTTTTTTCTATCTCTACGATCTACAATCGGGCCGATGCTGGAGCAGGATCAGAGTCTATCGGAACGTCCTCCTATGTCACCATTCCCAGGAACTACAAGCCTTACTATGCAATCAAGCTCTTGGCTTCAGCGAACAAGGAATGGGACTATCAGGACGATCCCGAAAAGGGAATTCAAGTTAAAGCCTCCTGGAGATATTCCCAGACTGCTCCATCGGATATCGTACAAGCGACCACTCGGTTGGCGGCCTTCCTCTACCGGCAGAAGGATACAAGCTCTGATCTGGACCGTCCTCTTCTGACGGATTCTGGGGTGACAATCCTTCCCTCCCAGGTTCCAAACGATGTGAAGCAAGCTCTAGAGTTCTACCGGAAGAGGCATGTTCGTTGACTCTGACGACATACAATACGTTCATCAACAATCTGGCGGACATTACCATCACGGGAGTCAAAAGGTACTTCGATGGCCCTCCTGCGGGGGTAGAGACGGCGGATCTGCCCTGTGCGTTTCCTAGAGCTGTGGAAGGAGAAGAAGGACCACTAACCGTACAAGCATCGGGAGGCTGGCCGACATTCAGAGGACAATTGGTGGTTGTAGTGGAACCAACGGCTCAGGATACGTCTCCTTTGAATCACGCCAAGGTAGTGGATCTGGTGGATGCGATCTCTACCTCTTTGAGGGCTATCACGCCCACAAATGCCAAGATGCTGGGGAGGGGACCGATCAACTGGACCGTAACACTGTCATCGAATGAAGTCGTAGGCGAGCGGCAGTATTGGGCGCTCGTAACCACGGTGGAGGGACATGGCTAAGAAACGCTACATCGTAAAGGCAGACTTTCTCGCTTTCTCGGATAAGAACGTCCATCAGGGAAACGAGATCGAACTGGAGGCGACCAATCCAGGGACCAAGGTTCTTTTGGAACAGGAAGCCATCGAGGAAATCAAAGAAGAGAAACCCAAGAAGGAGAAGGAGTAATGCCACAGACTACTGGTGGAATCAGCTTCGTCAATGCTAAAGTGGAATACGGAACCGGAAGTGGATCATTCACGGATATCTCGGGATGGGCGAATACCGTCGAGGTCTCAGGAGGTGATCGCGCTTCTGGGGAGGTCTATACCGTGGATGGTGACACGGGGATTGTGACCTTTGGGAAGCGCGCTCCGGTAGATGTTAGTTATATGTGCGTTTTCACCGAAGGTGCAACCGATCCGTTCGAGAAGTTCCGAGGCTACCATCAGGCTGCGGATGGTACTCAGATCAGATTGCGCTGGAGTCCGCAGGGTGGGGCTGGGACGGGGAAGATCGCCTTCACGGGAACCGGAAAGATCACCGCTGCTCCGTGGCTGGGCGGGGATGCTGCTTCTCCTGATCCTCTGACCTTTTCGTTCACGATGAGGACCGCCGAGCTTCTGAAAGGCGTGACTGCATGAAGCTGGAGCATAAGTCCTTGGGTGTCTCTGCGGAGCTTCAGGACGAGCTTCTACAGAAGCATGTCGAGGCTTATTTCGAGGCTCTGCGTGAATTGGGAGGGGAGAAGTATTTTGACCAATCTACCCCTCAAAGATTAGGGAACTATGTGCGAGCTGCTTGTCAGTCAGGGATTTTGAATACCATCCATGCTGAAGACGTGGGTAGTATGAAGCCTGCTGCAGTAGCATGGCTCGCACAGAAGCTAGATAAGCATATCGCAGAGGCACTCGAAGTCCCCCCGGAATGATTCGGGCGGTGGTGCGGTACGCCGATGAAAAAGGTGCGCCGCCGCCCGAGCTTTCCCGCTTCTTCAAATGGCGAACTTGGGGGGTTCTCCCACGCGCGGGCGGGACAGACGATCAGCGCGCCGGTGAGCTTGATCGTATGTTAGCTTGTGCGAATTCTTACGATGTGTGGAAACTGCATAAGCAGGGCAAGCTCAAAAACATGACCCCCGATCAGATCAAGATGCTGAAAGAGTTGACCGATCTTGGCTGAGAGCAAGCTGCGTATCATCCTTGAATTGAAGGACAAAGCCACTGCTTCTCTGGACAAGTTTAACAAGGGCATCTCAGAGACAGGTAAGACTCTACACAATGCCGTGAAGGGATTTGAGACTCTTGGGGCAGCGGGAGCAGCAGCTCTATTCACGCTCAACAAGGGCCTCGATGCGACGATTGGGACCTATGTTCAGTATGGTCAACAAGTAAGAGAACTCTCTACAAACCTCGGGATCTCCACCGAGGAAACCAGTCGCCTCATTCAGGTATCCGACGATTTCAAGATTTCAATTGAAGAAGTACGCACCGCAATGCAGATGGCCGCCAAGAATGGCTTTGAGCCTTCCATTGAGAACCTCGCAAATCTAGCCGATGAACTTCAGGGGATGGAAAAAGCCACCGACCGAGCGGCCCGAATGTCTAAGATCTTCGGGAGAAATTGGGCTACTCTGAATCCCCTCCTTGCGGAGGGTGGGGATGCACTTCGAAAGAATGCCGCCTCCATTCAAGCCAATCTGATTCTTACTGAGGAATCAGTAAAGAGGACACGCGAATGGGAACTTGCTTTAGATGAGTGGGAAGACCGGGTAGAGGCAGCAAAGATCGGGATAGGCTCATTTCTAGTTGAAGGTCTCCTACCATACTTCCGCATCATGGATGCGATGCCGGCAGTCATGAATGAGATGTCCAGAAGGCTTTCGGATACAGTTCCTGCTGATAGTCAGATTGGCCGATGGGTAGGGATGGGACAGGCAATAGAAGAAGTCGAAGATACATTCATACAAGTCGATGAGGCAATGGATCAGCACATTGCTGCTACGGATCGACATATTGCAGCAGAGAGATTACGCTTTGAATCTCTTCGACGGACGAAAGAAGAATGGATGGATATTGTAGCGGCCCCTCGTGATATTGATTGGAACATTGATTTTCGGGGTGCCGGCATTTTCGATGACATTCAAAATTTCTTATCTGGAGGTGGTGAGATAGAGGAGGTCGAGGCTACGATTATTGCCGGATTAGATACCGGAACACTTCCGCCAGAGATTGCCCAGGCTATTGCTGGCGAGGCATTGGTTTGGGAGATGGTGGTAGATACTAGCCAGGGGGAGATTAGTGCCCGAGACGCAAAAACTCGTATCACCGAAGTCATGAATATCACATCACAAGAAGCCTCTACGTTGTTTCAAGCAGCCTGGAGTCAGTTCCAGATGGATGGACCTATAGCAGTTGAGGAATGGGCCACTGATGCTCAATTACGCATTTCCACAGCCTCACACGCATTCAAAGAATCTCTACGCGTAGGAATCATTTCTCCAATGGCTGAAGCTGGCGAGAAAGCAAAGGATGTTGTAGATAGATTGAATGAGGCCGTTAGTCATCCGTGGCGGATTGAAATTCAATACGACATCAGTGGTGCCCCCCCAGGAGGATTTCAGCACGGAGGTAGTTTCATTGTCGGAGGTCCTCCTGGTATTGATAGATCATTGGTTGCTTTCAATGCTACCCGCGGAGAACGAGTAGACATCACTCCATCTGGAGCATCCAAAGGCGGAGGCCGCATTCAGATCGGACCCAATTACATAACTTCTGACAATGATGAGCAGGCTTTTGCTGAACGTATGAAGATCTCTCTGCGGAGGCTTCTGTAATGGCACGCACATTTCAACTTGTCGGAGCCAGTACGACGATTGATCTCATTGATGCGGATGCGACTGGAATCACCGCGGAGTATGAACAGTACAGCAAGCCAGATCTTCCTGTAGGAGAAGGAAAGATCATAGAACGCTGGACGTTTGCACTCAAGGCCTCCTCTCAGGACAATGCCGCTTCTCAGATCCAAGCTTTAGAGAAGATTCGTTACGAGGCCAGGCAGTTCCATCAGGCTGTCTGGAGGACCAAGCCAGTCTATTTGAAACAGCAGGCCAAGAATGAAACGAATGCCCGCTACGCGATGGTATATGACATCCCGAGCATCTCGGCTCCCGATCCTTTTACTGTTCCCCTGGAATCAGGGGCAGGAGCGGCGAGTTCATTTCTTTCGGGTCTGGAAATGGCGGTCATTCGCGCCCATCCGTGGGAGTCGGGGACTTCGGGGACGCTTGGATCGGCTCTAACTCTTTCTCCCAGCAATGGAACAGGATCTCCTACGCTCGTCCAGGTGGCGAACTTTCGAGATGATGAGGCAATTGATACGATCAAAGTCGACGACGGGGGAGTATTCGGTAGCAACTTCGCGAGCACCGCAGCATTCAGCCTCTTCCCCACGGTGCCAGTCGCGAATGATGCACTCTATGTCGGCGCTCCAGGGCCGTGGAAGCATGTCGTTTTCAGAATTGGAACTGCTGCGAATTGGAATGTTGGGATCGCAGTAGAATATTGGAATGGCGCAAGTTGGGCAACCGCCATACAAGGACAGCATTGGTCTTCCTTCAACAAAGACGCTGGAAGCCATATCTCCAATGATCTATTTAGCGAAATTGGGGAATGGTCTATCAATGTCATTCCCCCTGTTGATTGGGCAGCCACTACTGTGGATGGGGGTAGCAAACGCTGGTTTCGCTTCCGAATCTCTTCTGTTACTTCTTCAACCACGGTCCCTGCAAATGCGACCTATGCTCCGTATACTCAAAGAAATCCCTATGTGGCGATACCCGCTTCAAGCATTAAGGGGGATAGCCCTCCGGTATTCAATATGCGAATGTGGTCTCCTGCGGGAGGGACTTCTAGTCCCGGTGTAGCTACGATTTCTAGAGTTCTCATTGGGGCGAAAAGCCGCAATCTATCCAGTTTTACCTCTCATCTGAACGCCGGAGGGCAGGATAATCCGGGAGCGTGGACAACGGCTTACGGAACAGACGGAGCTTCCGCAACAGGTACTTCCGCTCCTGGTGGTGCGCACTGCGCAGTGAGCTTTTCAACCGACTCCAGCATGACTTCAAGAGTCCAGTTCACCGGCTCACAGCTTCTGGACGACTATGTAGGAGAGTATCTTGTCTTTGTGCGATGTCAGCAGATCGGCGGCGATCCGGGCGACATCAGTCTGATGGTCAGAACCTATCTGGGAGGAAATAGTTTTGTGGATACCTCCTTGGACAGCCGGGAGGAAAAGACCCGCGGGGCCGATCAGGGCAATGAGGTGCTGGATTTCGGCCTGTTGATGATTCCTTTCGTCAGAGCCTTCAATGCTGACGATATGGGAACTGTAAGCATTCTGTTCCAGATCCATGCAGAAAGACATACCGGTACATCGATCCTGCGGATCTACGATCTGATCCTCATGCCTGTGGATGAAGGAGTTGTTGCAGTAGATGATCCGGTGAGTGATTCGTCAACGGGCAGATCTGCTCTTCGAGGAGGAACGGCTCTGGATCTGGACGCGGGAGTAATTGCCGATAGGACGATCAAGTACCGCTTTATCAGCGATCATCTTATCCCGATGGAAACCTGGGGACGCCAGAATCGTCCCGTTCCCTTCGAGAACTTGAACACCGCCACCCGGCTCTATTTCCTGATGCTGCATTATCCGGCGAACGGGACCTGGGGAGAAGCGCCACTTGTTTCCAGCCTGGGCTGTCATCTGGCAGTAGAGCTGTACGGACGCTACCGTTACTCCATACTGCGCGGGAACGATTGATGATCGGCTCCATCATCATCAAGTACAACCCCGTTACGCTGCATGAAAGATATCTTCTCAACGCAGCTCCCGCGAATCATATCGGAGTTACGGAAGCCGTCTTTGCAAACTATTCCCCGGAAAAGCGGGCCGAGGGAGGATACTGGACCTGCAAATTCGAGTTTTTCAGCCGCGAGAATATCCTGAAGGAGATGTTTGAGAACGGTCTGGGAAGGCACGTCGAAGTCTGGGGACATGGACTGCAGCAAGATTTTGAAGGATTCATCCATGAGATGATCTATCATCTTCCGCCCGACAGCTACACGGTCTCCTTGGAAAAGGTCGTCAACAAAGCCTGGATGCGAGCAGACCTGGACGGTGATGGAGATGTGGATCGTTCGACAGTCCTGCATGACATGGACAGTCAGACAAGATTCGGGATCAAGGAAG